ACTGAAGACATCCTGAAAGTTGTTATCAAGGAAGTGTACGAGTCTGGTGGTAGCCCGAAGATTCTGATGGTGAACCCTGCTCACAAGCAAACCGTGTCGGCTTTCGCTGGCATCGCTGCTCAGCGTTACATGGCTCCTTCCAACGAGCCGACCACCATCATCGGCGCTGCTGATGTGTATCTGAGCGACTTTGGCACTGTTTCTGTGGTTCCTAACCGCTTCATGAACAGCACCAACAGTGGCAACGAAACCGCCTTTGTGGTTGATCCCGACATGGCTGCTGTGGCTTACCTGCGTCCGTTCCAAACGAACGAACTGGCCAAGACCGGCGACAACGAGATGACCCAACTGCTGGCCGAACTGACTCTGGAAGTCAAGAACGAAGCTGCTCATGGCATCATCGCTGACCTCAGCTAATCTTTAGCTAGGTAAAAGAAGCCTCCTAGGGAAACTTAGGGGGCTTTTTTGTTTAGTCCAATACTGATAGAATTTCAAGCATGAATACCCCTGAATTTCGCAAATCTGTAGCCCATGCAGACGGTGAGGGTGGTTTGATTATTCAAACCGTTCAAGACGTTTCTGACATTGTGGAAGCGAACAAAAAGGAATTCAACTCTTATGACGAACGGGCAAGGTGGTCTGAAAACCCGTTTGGCAATAAAGTGGCATCAATTCCTCTGACAGTTATTGATGACTTGAACAAACAAGGGATCATGCGTGGTTTTAATGTGGTCGACCAAAAGCGTTTTCGGCATTGGTTGAATCAACGTGATAATCAGGCATTCCGCACTCGTCCTGGAGTCCTTTAATGGCTTTTACCAGTTACTCGGATTTGCAGACATCCATTGCCGGGTATCTGGCTAGGTCTGATCTTACATCTCAAATTCCTGATTTCATTCGCTTGTGCGAGATTCGTCTGCGCCGTGATCTGCGTATTCGTCAGATGCTCAAGAGCGTTACGACTGCGACAACCGCAAGTGATGAAACAGTAGAACTCCCGTCCGATTTTCTGGAGGCTAGGGATTTTGTTGTTGTTGGCAGCCCAGTTCAGCCGCTGAACTACCTGTCTCCATCTTTGTTCAATCGTAATGCTCGGGCTGCTGAAGCTGGCAAGCCCATTGATTACACGATTCTGGCAAACGATTTCCAACTCGCTCCGATTCCTGACGGTGCTTATACAGTTAAGTTGCTGTATTACTCGGCTCCGACTTTCCTGAGCGACAGCAATACTTCAAACGCTTTCTTGGCTAACTGTCCAGATTTGCTTTTGTATGGCTCTCTGATCGAGGCAGAACCGTATTTGATGAATGATCCTAGGCTTCAGACTTGGATTACGATGTTTAACCGTGGTCTTGCTTCTTTGACCACATCCGACCAGCAGGGACAATACTCTGGTGTTCCCCTGGTTATGACCACAACGACGAGGTAAATCATGGCTGAAATGTCTAACTATCTTGAGAATGCGCTTGTAAATGCTGTTCTCCGAAACACAGCTTACACATCTCCAACGACTGTGTATCTGGCTCTTTATACTTCTGATCCTACTGATGCTGATACTGGCACTGAGGTGAGTGGTAGCGCTTATGCTCGTCAATCGATCACGTTTGGCGCTCCATCTAATGGCGTAAGCACAAACAGTGCAGCAATTGAATTCCCTCAAGCCACTGGTTCTTGGGGTACTGTTGCTTATGTTGGCATTCGTGATGCATCTACTGCTGGCAATCTGTTGTTCCATACTGCCTTGGACGCTTCCAAGACAATCGCTACTGGTGACGTTTTCCGTGTTGCCATTGGTTCTTTGTCTGTAACTCTGGCATGAAATGGCTGACCTGCTGCCACCGTGGACGATTGACAGTCTCGACCAATTAAAGTCGAGCATTGATGATCTCACGCTAACGCTTGATAGTCCTCTTTATGAGACATCGGTTACGTTGTGGGATGCTTATGCGTCTGTCAACGCCACGGCGACAGTTAGTGCAGTAGCAACGAGGGTTCAGTATGCTCAAGCAGCAATTACATCTGATGCTAGTGTTTCTGCTGCTGCAATTCGCGTTCAATACGCGAGTGCCTCGATTACTGCGAGTGCGACTGTTTCTGCTGATGCGATCCGTGTCCAGAACGCAAGCGCACAAATAAGTTCAGATGCATCTGTCTCTTGTACCGCTACAAGGGTTCAAAACGCCTCTGCTGACGTTTCTGCTAGTGCATCGGTATCTTGTGCTGGAACTAGAGTTCAATTCGCTGATGCGTCTATAACTGCGTCTGCTGTTGTCTCTTGTCTTGGTGGAATCGTTGCGAATGGTATTGCAAGTATCACTGCTGATTCGACTGTTGCGGCTAGTGCTATCCGTGTGCGCGATGCCTCTTGCGCTGTTATTGCTAGTGGCAGTTTCTCTACTTTGGGTGGGGTTATTGCTGATGCAACTGCTGATATTGTCTGTGGGGCAGATTTCAGTGCATCTGCTACGGCTGTATATGCTGGTAACGCTTCGGTTTCGTGTAATGCGCTGATTTCTTGCACTGCTCTTGGTGAGAACTGGACTAATGTTTCTTTCACCGATAATGATTGGACAGTTGATTCAGAATCCACAAACACTTGGACAGTCACATCAACATCGGACAATACATGGACTGATGAGCAGTTCACGACGAATACTTGGTCAACACAATCAAATGGAAATAACTCATGGCAACCCAACGTCTGAATTTCGGTGAATGGATGCCAGATCAGCCTGGTATCACTGGCGCATTGATGGACGCTAAGAACGTTGTTTCTCAAGCTGTTGGATATGGCCCGCTACCTACTGCTGCAACTTTTTCTGCTGCTGCATCTGAAAACCTCACAACTTTGGTTGCCGGGAAAACTCCTGCGAATGCGACTAAATTGTTTGCTGCTGGCTCTACCAAGATTTACGATGTGTCTGGTGTTGGCGCATTGACCAATGTTTCAAAGTCTGGTGGCTATACGCCTAACGCAAACAATGACCGTTTTCGTTTTACGCAGTTTGGCAATGTGATTATTGGCACGAACAACAGTGATGCAATGCAAGCCTATACGCTTGGAACGTCTACGCTGTTTGCTGACCTTGATGCCACGGCTCCAATCTGCAAATACCTGACTGTTGTTCGTGATTTCGTTGTTACCGCATTCACGACTGAAACAAGTGTCGTTTATCCAGCCCGTGTTCGCTGGTCTGATTTGAACGATGAAACAAATTGGACATCTAGTGCAACAAGTCAGGCAGATTATCAGGACATTCCTGACGGTGGTCAGATTGTCGGCATTCGTGGTGGTGAATTTGGCCTTGTTTTCATGGAGAAGGCAATCCACCGAATGAGTTATGTTGGTACGCCTTTCATTTTCCAGTTTGACAACATCTCACGAGGAAAAGGCTGTATTGCTGCTGGCTCAATTGCCCAGGTTCAGGGTATTTCTTTCTTTTTGTCTGATGACGGTTTTTATATGTGTGACGGTCAAAACGTTACACCAGTAGGAGCCGAAAAAGTTGATCGATACTTTTTCCAAGATGCTGATGAAAGCGCATTTGAGACAATGAGTGCCGCTGTTGATCCTGTTCGCAAACTTGTGATCTGGAACTACAAAAACACTTTTGCACAGCGCAAACTTATCATCTATAACTTTAAAACCCAAAAGTGGACTTATGGTGATGCTGGTGCAGACTACATTTCTGACGCATCTACGTCTGCAACCACTCTTGAAGGTTTGGATGCAATTTCCTCAAGTATTGACGCACTCACTGTGAGTCTTGATTCCATTCTTTACATGGGTGGTAAATACTTCCTGGGGGGAACGAATGGAGCGTATGTTGTCACCTATAACGGGCCTTCAGCAACGGGACAAATTATCACTGGCGACATTAGTCTTGGTGGCCGTTCAGTCGTTACTTTGGCGCGCCCTCAAGTTGACAATGGTTCTGCTGATGTTTCTGTTGCCAGCCGTACACTTCTGAGCGATGGCATTAGCTTTGGAACTGCTGTATCAGCAGACTCTGAGAATCGTGTTTCTTTGAGATCAAACGGCTATTACCATCGATTGAAAGTTACACCAACAGGATCACGCTGGAAAACTGCTGTGGCAATTGATGTTGATGTTACGCCTCAAGGGGTTCGCTAATGTTTCGCCTACTTCCTGTTTTTGGTGGCGATCCAAGAGCAATCTCAGAGGTTGTTAATGGAATCATGAATGGCAAGACGAATAACCACGGAACAGTTACTCTTGCCACTGGTGACGCAACAACGACAACAATATACGATGAGCGTATTGGATATGACTCAAAGATCATCGTAATTCCGTGGTCTGCTGCTGCGTTTACTGATTCAACCCCTTATGGCGCATTTCAAGATTCGACAGATCAAACTGCCGCATCTACCACTGCTGCGTATGCGGTAACTCTGAACACAACTGATTATTCTCATGGAATCTCAGTTGTAAGCAATTCAAGAATTACTGCAAAAAGCTACGGCATTTACAATGTCCAATTCAGTATTCAATTTGCAAATTCTGATACTCAGATTCACGATATAGATTTATGGTTCCGAAAAAATGGAACTGATGTCGCAAATTCAAATAGTCAGTTTTCTGTGCCTAACAGTCATGGCGGTACAGATGGACACCTTATTGCCGCATTGAACTTTTGGATTGAATTGAATGCGAATGATTACGTTGAACTGATGTGGAGAGCCGCAAATACAAACGTAAAAATTGAGCAGATTCCAGCACAAACAAGTCCAACTCGACCGGCAACTCCATCTGTGATTGTTACTGTCAATTTTGTGTCTTCAAATGGCACAAATGCTGCTGGTGACTATGGTGTCTACGCAAGTGCTGTTTCTAAGGGATCGGCAACTTTGACGCATTTTGCCAACTCAACAGCTAACAAAACATACGCCTATGTCATTGTTGGCTAAAAATGTCTATAATGATTCCATCGGATCACCCGTCATGGAATCCAAACTTTTAGGAGTTAAATCATGGCGGTAACGACCACCACCCAAATTGATCCGACAATTCAGCCGTTTCTGTCTTACGGTCTGACTGAGGCGCAAAAGCTGTATCAAGCTGGTGGCCCTCAATACTATCCAGGTCAAACGTATGTTGGCCCGTCTGAGACTACGCAAACAGGTCTTCAGGCGCTGGAGCAACGTGCATCGCAAGGGAATCCTCTGCTTGGTCAGGCACAGCAACAACTTGGCGGCACGATTTCTGGTCAGTATCTGACTGGCAATCCTTTCTTCCAAGGCGCTTTCGCTCCTGCTGCACAGGCGGCTACCCAATCTTTCCAAAAGGCGATTGGAGACATTTCTAGCGCCGCTTCCAAGGCTGGTCGTTACGGTTCTGGCGCAATGGAGCGTTTGCAAGGCTCTGCCTCTAATGCTCTTGCCCAACAGCTTGCAAATACCGCTGGCACTCTGGCGTATCAGAAC